TATTGGATTATCCACATATCTTTTAGAAAGTGTTGAAATGGATGATGTCTATACACAAATTGTTAAAGGAAATATTATGTGCATATGGGGAACACTTGATTATACTAAACCTAGCTACTATACAAAAGTAGAAATAGATAAATTGAAATATAAGTTTGATGGTGTGGATAAAATTGACAAAAACCATTCACAAGCATTTCAGGATATGTTTGTCCTGATGGCATTAGATGGTAAAACAAATGGTAAGTATTTAGAGATAGGTGCTAATAAACCATTTGAACATTCTAACACTTATCTATTAGAGGATAAGTTTAATTGGAAAGGTGTATCGTTAGAAATAAACGGGCCGTTGGTGACATGGTTTAATGGTAAAAGAAAAAACCCATGCTTACAAAGAGATGCAACTAAAGCAAATTATTTAGAGATATTAGATAGTCAAAACATGGGAACCGATTATGATTATTTGCAATTAGATTGTGAGCCTGCAAGAAATACATTTGAAGCATTACTACTTATTCCATTTGACAAATATAGATTTGCAGTTATAACATATGAACATGATTGGTATATAGATGTAGATAAAACTATGCGAGATAAAAGCAGAAAGTATTTGCAAATGATGGGATATAAATTGATTGTGCCAAACATTTCAATTGATAAAGAGAACTGGTTTGAGGACTGGTGGGTGCATCCCGACTTGATTTCACCAAAAATAATGGAACTTTTAACGAGTAAAACAGAAAATAATTCTGTAAAGGACTATATTTTTAACAACATTTGATTTTACCATTGTTAGATAATTAAACATTACAATATGAATGCGAAAAATGTATTAAATAGAATAGCTACTTTGTTATCATTGGATGCAAAAGAAGTTAACTTTACAGATGCCAAAACAAAAGATGGCACAATTTTACAATCTCCAACATTTGATGTAGGTGAGGATGTAGAAGTAGTTGCTGAGGACGGCACAAAAACAAAAGCTCCGGACGGAGAACATGAAATTAGTTTAAGAGATAGTGAGGGTAATGAAACTCTTATTAAAATTATGACTATGGATGGTAAAATTACAGAAAGAGAAAATGTTGAATTAACACAGCCTACAATGGAAACAGAAATGGCAGATGCAACAACAGAGGAAGCAAAAAGCTTACCAAACACAACAGATGAAAGTGATGCAAACGAAATAGCAACACCGGATACTGAAAACCCAATCATATCTTTAGGATATAGAATTGACGAATTAGAAAAAGCAATGACTGAAATGAAGTCTATGTTTGCAGAAATGAAACCTAAAGAGGAAGTAGTTGATAAGAAAGCAGCAGAGATTGCAACTGAAAAAGATGTTGAAATGGAATTACCTAAATTAGATGGTGCACCAATTGATACAATCAGTAAGTTTTCACAAGACAATTACAACAACTTTGGTAAGAAAACTGATAACGCACAAGCGTCAGTATTATCAAAGATGTATAGATAAAATTATTAACAAAAAAAAATATTTACAATGAACAAAACATTGAACTTAGCAGCACAACCTACATTTACTCAGAATACCTACGCAGGTGAGTTTGCAGGCCAGTATATCGCAGCAGCTTTGTTATCCGCAAAAACTTTGGATAACAAATACGTGACTATACACCCAAATGTCAAATATAAAGAAGTAATCCAAAGGATTGCTGTTGACGGCATCGTGCAAGATGCATCTTGTGATTTTGTGACCTCAGGTAGTGTCGCATTATCTGAAGCAGTATTAACTCCAAAAGAATTACAAGTTAACTTAGAATTATGTAAGCAAAACTTTGTAGCATCTTGGGAGGCTTTACAATTAGGATATAGTGCATTTGATACTATCCCGAAAAGCTTTTCCGACTACTTAATCTCTTATGTAGGTGGTATCGTTGCTCAGGCAACTGAACAAAACATTTGGCAAGGAACAGCAACTAACGGGTCATTCCTTGGTTTCCAAGCTCAATTCTCTGCATCTATTGCAGCAGGTGGAGCAACAGCAGTATTAGCAGCAAAATCTGGTAGTATTGTTATCTCTGGTAGCGTGACCTCAGCAAATGTATTATCAATAATGAACTCAGTAGTAGAAACTATTCCTGATACAGTTTATGGTAAAGAGGATGTATTGATGTATGTGCCAACAAATGTAGCAAAAGCATACCAGCAAGCATTAGCAGGTGGAGCGATTGGTGCAAATGGTTGGAACAACCAAATGAACGTGGGTGAGAAGCCATTTAACTTTAATGGTGTTGAAATCGTATTATGTCCAGGTATGTCTGCATCTAAAATTGTTGCAGCTCAAAAATCTAACTTACACTTTGGAACAGGTTTATTATCTGATTACAACGAAGTTAGAGTATTGGATATGGCAAACATTGACGGGTCACAAAATTATCGCACAATAATGCGTTTCACGTCCGGGGTTATCTTTGGCATCGGCCAGGACATTGTATACTACGGAGCATACTAAACAAAAAATAATTAAAGGGTGGGTAGAAACACTCACCCTTTTAATAACAAACAAAATTAAATCAAAATATTATGGCTTGTAATTTATCTTTAGGTAGACAAGAAGTTTGTAAAGAAAGCGTAGGTGGCTTACAGGGAGTTTATTTTATGAACTACCCGTCTAGCTCGTTTGACCCAACATTTACAGATAACGCATCTACCGGATATGTCACAGCTTTCCCAAGTGGAAGTGTGGTATATTTTTATCAACTTAAAGGAACAAGTGCATATACTGAAACTGTCAATTCCTCTAGAGAAAACGGAACTACATTCTTTTCACAAGAATTAACCCTTAACTTAAAGAAATTGACTGCTGAAATGACTACACAATTGAAAACTTTGGCTTACGGCCGTCCGGTTGCAATTGTATGGACAACTAATGGTGATGCATTGGTAGCAGGTTTAACTAAAGGTGTGGATTTAACGGCAGGAACAATACAAACAGGAGCAGGATTAGGAGACCTTTATGGTTATTCTATTACTATGACTGGTATGGAACCATTGCCAGCACAATTCTTATCAGGTAGCACACCAACCAACCCTTTCGCAGGAATGGGTAATCCGCCAACAGTAGTTAGTGGGTCAGCAGCTTAATCAGTAAGCACTTAAAATATATTAAAGCATACTCTTTTATAAGGGGTATGCTTTTATTTTGCCTATAACCTACCATTTTTGTAAAATATGTTGTTAGATATACAGGTAATACAAGATAAACAATAGATAATGCTTACATACATAACCTCTGGCAGCAATGCATATACAATAAGAACTGAACCTACTGCGTCAAATAGCTTTACAATGTCATTACAAGATATGACAACACAGGTAAACTCAACCGCATCTTTATCAGGATTAACTTATAACGGATACGAAAGTCTTTTATCTTTTACTGCAAGTATAAATAATACAAATATTGCACAAGAGTTTAGAGCTAAATTATTAAATGGAACAACTGAAATATGGCATGGTAGCATACAAGTTTATATGTCTCAAAGTAATGCTCCTCAATATAAATCAACATATCAACAACAAAATGACCAATATATCTCAAATGTATCTACAAATGAGTATATTATAATGGATTAAACATGGACAAATTACAAAACTTTTCAATCGTATCGTCAAACCCAAACTCTCTGCCTATTATAACAGAGGATACCAAAACTCGTTTACCTTATGTGCCGTTTGGCGTATTTGGACACGATGACTTTTTTATTGCAGTATCAACTGCTAACAATACCTCAACAACCACTGCGGCTTGTATAGAAGGTTTAGCAGATTTAATATATGGTAAAGGTTTATACTCAAAAGACGAAGCATTTAATGAAACTCTACAAAAGTTAATTCCACAAGAGGAAACTAAAAGAGTATCATTTGACTTAAAATTATTTGGTAATGCAGCATATCAAGTTTATTGGAATGATGCACATACACAGATTATAAAAATGTATCATATACCTGTGCAGTATTTAAGAGCAGAAAAGATATATCAAAATCCAAAAGTAGAGAACTATTATTATTGCACAGATTGGTTAGACCAAAGAGCAATGAAAAATAAAAAGAAAGTGCCTGCATTTGGAACTAGTAAGGAAAATATGGAGATACTTTATATTAAGAATTATACTCCTAACTTATATTATTATTCTTTACCTGATTGGGTATCGTCATTACAATTTGCATATGTTGAAGCTGAATTATCAAACTTACATTTAAGCAATATTGAAAATGGTTTCTTACCCTCTGCTATGATTAACTTTAATACAGGTATTCCGGCACCAGAGGAAAGACAAACTATTGAGGAT